CTCCCCGATTTCCAAATTGGGGAATACCTCGCCGCCCGTTCCGGTTGCTATGCCCATGTATTCATGCTCATATGCCTTGTAATTCAGCGCTTTCAACCGCTCGGCCTCATACAGAAACGCTTCACCCAGCCACTCCGGGGGAACTTGCGTGTAGTTAGTCAGCAGTGTGACGGCCTTTTCGTCCGGCTCCTGTATGAATACGTTCGCCCAGTTGTTGGCACTGATGGGAGGGTTAAAGCTACGAAAAACAATTGCGCTGCTGCCCTGGCCTCTCAAGACAGACTGCATAACATTTCGGGTGAAGTTGGCGCCGGGAAGCTCTGAAAATTCCTCAAGCCAGATATAGCGGAATGTACCGCGCCGGGGTTTGATGGATTTCAGCTTGCTTGCATCGTCCAGACCACGGAAAAGAATTTCCTGCCCGGTGGGGAGGTATGTATAGCTCATGGGGCTTACACGCCCCCGCCACAGGTGAGAAACGCCCAGCGTGTCGATTGCCCAGCCGATTTGTGAATAGCAGCTATCGCGCAAGGTGTTGCCCACGGCACGAAATACAATGGCGTTTGATTCCCCATCCTGCATGATTCCGCTGACGATCTCCACAGACACAAACGACGATTTGCAGGAACCGCGCCCGCCGGGGAGGTTGTATGTGCTGTGTCTCCCTGCCTTGACATCCTCGTGTAAGGGGTAGTATACAGGCGCTATGTGCTGCTTCACGTCGATGCAGTCGATCAGGGCTTTTGCTTCCTGCTGCCGCCGTCTGGCGGCATTGCTTGCCCTCACACGGCTTTTTAATCGGTCATAATACATCCGGCTTCCCCCTCGGTGCTTTCCATTTCCTTGAGAATGTCGTTGAACTCAGTGAACCGCAGTGCGTAATCAAGCAAGGTTCTGGCGGCTGACACTTGAGTGATACTGGATTCTTCGTCGTCCTCCACGATCTTGCCCAGCCGGTCTATTGCAGCGGTCAAATTCTGCTGCAGCTGCCGGGTTGCGCTGTCCATGATTCCGGCGGCGGCCTGTTTATAGGCCGCCCGGAACTCCGGGTCATCGAAATAAGTGCGCATAGTACGCTCTGAAATACCTGCCGCTTTGGCCGCTTCTTTCTTCGTGCGGCTGGTCAACAGAGCAGCAAGTAATCTTTCCTTTTTGTGGGTCAAAGTCCCACCTCCTTCCGCTTTTGGCCGGTTTTTGCCGGGAAAACTTGTCGTTCATGCTATTCACACCCCATACCAATAAGCTATGGCTTTGCAGATTTGCTCATATTCGGCACATGTGGCGGCCAGCTTACCAAGCTGTTGCTTTGCGTCCTCGTACTGCCGCCAACGTGCTGTCTTGCTTTTGGCGGCTGGCGGTAGGGCGGCAATGGCCTTTTCAATCAAGCCCATGACCGCACCTCCCATTTTCCAACGTTGTCGACGAAGCGATTTACGGGGGCATACCATGCCAGTTCCGCCGTACCAGTACGCCCATGCCTGTTTTTAGCCACGTCGATGAAAAATTCCTGCGGTTCCGCTGGATTTCGTTGTGTTTCACTTTGTCCGTATTCGGGGCGATGCAGGAGCAAAACGCCGTCTGCATCTTGCTCGATTGCACCGGATGACCGAAGCTGTGAGAGTTTGGGGCGGGAATCTACGCTAGCGGTGGTGGCTTCACGGTTGAGTTGGCAGAGGGCAATAACCACACAATTCATGCGTTTGGCCATACGCTTCAGGTCGCCGGAAACCTGGGTGACGCGCTCGTATTCGCTCGCCCGCCTGTCTGCGGTGGACAAAAGCCCTAAGTAATCTACCATGACCACTTGAGCGTGGACATTCCGCGCCTGAATTTCCAGTTGCGGTACTGTCAGCGTTGGGACGGCCAGAATATGCAATTCCCGCTCTGCCAACACACCACAGGCGTTGATGATGGCAGCATCTTCCGCCTCAGTGGTCTTGCCGAAAAGGAGCTTCCCGAAGGTGCAAGGGGCGGTTGAGAATGCCGCCACGCGGCGGGAGTTTAGTTCTTCGCCGGACATTTCAAGGGAGGCATAGAGGACAGTTGTTTCCCGCGCTATCATATCGGCCAGAGCAATACCTAAGGCGGATTTGCCCACGCCGGGGCGGGCAGCAATGACATACAGGCCGCCACGCGCAAAACCGCCCAGAATACCGTCGAGGGACGGAAAGCCCGTTTTGACTGCCTGACGCTTTCCCTCGTTTACCTCTGCCCTGAAGCCCAGGAAATCCCGTAGGCTGTCAAATGACGAACTTGCCGCATTGCTTCCCGATGTTTCAGACAAGCCGTCCAACGCCGCCCGTGCATCTGCCAGGAGCTGGGTCGTGTCCGCCCCCAGTGACAGAGAATCGGCCTGTAGCTTGTCGCCCAGCTCCCGCAGCTGCCGCCTCCGAAAGCCCTCTGTGACGGTCTGGGCGTATGCCTCCGCCCCGTTGCAGGATGGAACGGTGTTCATGCAGTCCACGAGGAAAGCGTTGTCCAAACCGGCCTCTCGCCCTACAGTCACGGGGTCAACTGGCTTGCCGTTATCCGCCAACTTGCAAGCCGCTGTAAAGGCCTTTCGGCACGGTTCACTTGCGAACGCCTCCGGGGTACTAATGCGTTCCCTAATTGTAGGCAGGCAGCGGGAATCAATCAGGAAGCAGCCGACGGCGCTGTATTCCGCCGTTGCAAAATCGAACATTTTAAGCCCCCCTTCCCCTCACGGCCGCCTCGAATGGATCTTCCAGCGGCGCGAGGGTGTAGCCGCAATGTTCCAGCGCGGCGGGTGCCACAGTTGACTTTCCCTTGCTTGCCCAAGTTCGGACAGCTGCTTGCCATGACTTCATCGGGTTCCGCCCTACCTTCCAGCCTATGGCCTCGTAGTAGCTTACAAACCGCTCAGCATCCACATGATAGCCCTTTTCCTCACAGTAGGCCGCCACCATCGGAACCGTCGGAGGAACAAACCGCTTGCGTGTGGGCGGCTTGTCCGCCACATCCTTTGGAATAGGATTAGGATAGGACATGGAATGGATAGGAGGGGGATTCTGTTTAGTTTCGCTACATTCCGCTTCGTTTTGCTCACGCTCGCGGCCTTTTGCGTTCTGGGAATTTCCCTTGCAGATCTCAATATAGCGGTCTATCTGCCCTGCCACGGTTTGGAATGCCACGTCAACGGCTGGGTCATCCCCGGAATAAGTTTCCCCTCCGAACCGATACGCAAACACTGCACGCATCAGCGCCCCAAACTGCGCGTCTGAAAATTTTCGGGTAATACTCACAATTTCCGGGAATAGCGTGAGCGTTTCTTGCTTCGGCCTCGCCATAAGTCACTGCTCCCTCGGTTCACGGCTCATGCGATCAAGCTGTTCCGCAAGCGCGGTGACATTGACCATGAATCGGTTCCCGACTTTGATTCCTGGGCAAGTCCCCGCTGCGACCATGAGCCTGATCCGATATTCCGGGAGAATTCCCGTCGCCGCGGTTTGGCGGATGGTTTTAAGTTCCAGCATAAAATTTCCTCCGTTATCTTACGAAAATGTTGACTTCCGTCTAATTAAATGATACAATAAAAACGCGAATAAATAAAACAGTTTTTAAAGTTTTTAAAGTTTAATTGGAGGTGCAAAATGTCCAGACCGAAGGGAGAAATTAAAGGTTTAAGGTGTAAAAGGTTGAAAGAGATAATCGAACGCGAGGGGGTTAAACAAAACCAACTTAGTGAAGAAACTGGCATATCACAGCAATCAATATCCGCAATGGTGCAAGGAAAAGCGAATGTTACAGAAACAACAGCAGAGATTATAGTGAAAAGATTTCCAGAATATAGTATAGAGTGGCTTTTAGGTTTTTCCGACTATAAAAACAACGCTGAGAAATTCAGAGCGGTCATTTCCCAAGCGCAGCATGAAGGGGATTTATTGTTAACAGGTTTATCCGCATTTGCACAGTTGGCAAACTATCAAATCGACGTAACTTCACCGATGAAGGAGATTGATACAGTCGAAGCGGCTTTGAAAATGATAGTAGGCGGTTATACAATTTCGCATGACGGTGTATCAATCAAACTTTCACTTGAAGAAATGAACGCTTTTGAAAATGAGGTGTGCGACTTTGTTGAATTGCAGCTTAAACACTTATTTAAGCGGAAAGGTGGACAATAATGGCTAACATTCAAGAACGCCGGGACAAGTCCGGCAAGCTGATTTCCTACTCCATCCGGGTTTTTCGTGGCCGTGGGGCTGATGGGAAGCAACTCAAGCCCTTTACCGCCACCTTTGATGTTTCCCCTACATGGACAGAAAAAAGCGCAAGAAAAAAGGCTGAGGCTTTCGCCGCAACCTTTGAAAAGCAGTGCAAAGAGGGAACCGCCACCGATACCCGCCAGACCTTTGCAAGCTACTGCGATTATGTAATTGACCTGAAATCCCAACGGGGCGTGAAGCACTCCACCACCGTCAGGTATAGGGAACTGACCACCCGGATTTATCCCGCTATCGGGCATATCAAATTGAAAGACTTGCGGGTTGACCACCTGAATACCCTTTACACCGATTTGTCAAAAAATGGCACAAGAAAAGGCGGTGAACGCGCCACCGCCAAAATAGACCTTGCTGCCTACCTGAAAGAAAAGAAACTGAGCCGGGCGAAGATAGCCGAAGATTCCGGCCTTGCCGCTTCCACTGTTTCCGCTATGGTCAAGGGGAAGCCCGTCAGCCTGCAAGTGGCTGCCGCTGCTGCCGGGGCTATGGGGGTCAAGCTGGAAAAAGTGTTTACCATTGAAGCGGACAACCGCCCGCTGTCCGCAAAGACAGTGCAGGAACACCACCGGCTGATCTCCACCGTTCTGGAACAGGCAGTAAAAGAGGGGCTTGTACCGTTCAACGCCGCCAGCCGTGCCGATCTGCCCAAAGTAGAGCGTAAAGAGGTCAACTATTTCCAGCCGGAACAGGTGGCGGCTATCCGGGAAGCGTTGGAGCAGGAGCCGATCAAGTGGAAATGCCTTGTGCATCTGTTTCTCATTACGGGCGCACGCCGGGGCGAAATTCTCGGCCTGAAATGGGATAAGGTAGACTTTGAAGCAAACAGGATTTACATTTGCAACAGCATCCTGTATTCTCCCGATATCGGGATTTACGAAAGCACGCCGAAGACGGAACGGTCTAAACGGTTCATCGCCCTGCCGGTGGAAACGATGCAGCTTCTGCGAAAATACAGAACATGGCAGACCGCCGAACGCCTCCGTCTGGGGGAATACTACGGCAATCAGGACTTTGTTTTTGCTCAGGACAACGGGAAGCCCATGCACCCGGATACAGTCACGGACTGGTTGAAAAAGTTCGCTGTCCGCCACGGGCTGCCGCACATCAATCCCCATGCGTTCCGCCACACAATGGCCTCCATGCTGTATTTCAACGGTGTGGACAGCGTCAGCATTTCCAAACGCTTAGGACACGCTCAGGTTTCCACCACTGCCAATATTTACGCCCATGTGATGGAAGCAGCAGACCAACAAAACGCGGAAATTCTATCGGAAATATTTTTGAAGAAAGCGTGATTTTGAAAGCAAGTTGAATTATTGTTGAATTATTCCGACAACCGGATTCTCAAAATTGCTCAAAAAGTTAGAAAAGCGCCGGATTTCTTATCGAAATCCGGCGCTTTTATGGTTGCGGAGGCAGGACTCGAACCTACGACCTCCGGGTTATGAGCCCGACGAGCTTCCAACTGCTCTACTCCGCGATATTCTGTTGCACTCCTTGGGTGCTTACATATTATAGCATGGGCAGGATGCTTTGTCAACCCCTATTTTTGTGCGGAAGGGTAGTTGGCTGCAGACACCGAGATATGACAAAAGAAGTGCAGAAAGAATTGCGGATAGATGAAGAAGGCGCTTTTTCAGTATTGCGGCTTTCGGGTTATTTGCACCGCACACCATGGGGCGGGACTGATCGGTCAGCTCCTTGGATAACGCTCGTAAGGCGCTTTTCTCTGACGGAAATCTTCGCTTTCCTTTCGATACCGCGCAAGCAGCGATTCCGCATCCCAGTCGGGGTGCTCAAAATCGCGGTGCCCGGCAAGCAGGGAGAGGAAAGGCTTGCCATCCTCGCGAACGGGGGGCAGGAAGTGAAAATCCTCCGGGTACATTTTCCGCAGCAGATCCAGAAGCTTTACGCCCAGGGCCACGGGCTGCAGAAGCGTTTCGTCTGTGATGTGCAGGTGAATGCCGCCGCACAGGGTGCCCTCGTGCTTGGAGGTCGTGGGGCTGAAATACACCGGCGTGGATTCCACGCCCGGACAGCCCAGAGCGTTGAAGGCTCTCGAAAAAGCCTCTGCCTTGACGAAAGGCGCGCCGATGATGGCGAAGGGGTCGGCGGTCCCGCGGCCTTCGGAGCAGTTGGTTCCCTCGATCAGGCAGGTGCCGGGGTACAGCAGCGCCGTTTCGTAGCGGGGGACGTTCGGGCTGGGCATCACCCAATAATGCTCCCAGTCCCGGAAGGTCATATTCCGGGTCAGACCGGCGCAGGGAACGATGTGCAGGTCACATTTGCAGCCCAGCTCCTCGTTCATCATCACCGCCAGCTCGCCGCAGGTCAGGCCGTAGCACACCGGGATCGGGTAGCCGCCCACAAAGCTGGCAGCTTCCTCACGCAGAAGACCGCCCTCCACCCGGTCGCCCAGAGGATTGGGACGATCCAGCACCACCAGCCGCTTCCCGGCGGCAGCGCAGTCCTCCATGCAGTAGCGCAGGGAGGTGAGGAAGGTGTAATACCGGCAGCCTACGTCGGCAACGTCGTAGACCAGCGTATCGAACAGCGCCAAGGTATCGGCGGACAGACGTTTGGACTCCTTTGTATACAGACTGCGGACAGTCAGGCCAGTATCTTCGTCCACCTCGTCGGCGAACACCGCCCCGGCGGGCTTGTCGCCGCGAACACCGTGTTCCGGCGCCAGCAGAAGCCGCAGGTCACAGCAGCGTTTCAGCACGTCAAAAGTGGGTTCATTGCTGCTGGTACGCCCGGAAGGGCC